ATTTGAATTAGAGTTATTTTCAAGAAACTCATACCCAGTATAACCAAGCGGACCATCTACAGTCCCAACTTTTGTAAAGCCACGGGCAATCCAATATGAATTAGCAAAGTCCGTATATCCAATATTCTGAAACTTCGTCGGTGTCAGCTCTTCGCCCTGCGTGTAGTCAACTCGCACCGTGTCGGCTGCGGCGGTCGCTATGTTACCATTGGCATCCGTGTATGTCGCGGTGCCGCTGCGGGTCGCTGTGATAACGTCGAGTGTCTCGGGCTTAGATGGGTCCAAGTCTAGCGTAGGGTTTTCTAATGTACCCACCATTGATTCCCTAGTATCAAAGTAAAGATAAGGGTCAAGTTTAAGTGGGTCAAAGTAGCCGAACACTTGTTGCACCAGCGGACGAAGAACCGGGCGTAAAGTGGGTGATACTAGACTTGGTCTATAAGGCATCTTAGAAAGATTTGTTTTCTGATACTGGTTTAACGGAGATAACCCCGCTTGTAGGGTTACCACTGCCAGCGCTGACGACTACTCTTAGCTCTGTCTCTGAGGAAGAAAAGATAACAGCGCTGTTTGTTCCTAGAACAGCTTCTGCTCCAAAATCCACCCAGTAGTTTCCAATCTTATGTTGAAGGGTAGCTTCGACTCCGTTGAAAGCTGATGCTGAAACAGCGAACATACCAGTACTACCATTCCAAGGAATTTCGTAAGTAGTATCAGCAGTGAAGTCGTTAATTGTTTTTCCGGGATAACTCATAGTTTAGTAAGGTTTGGCTCCGCTGCCCTGTGAACCAGTAGCGGGAGATGTTCTATTGATAACGAGTGAGCGTTGACCTCCTCTACGTGCTGTTTTCTTTTTCATAGCGGTCTTTACGTTTTTAATCTTCCCAACCTTTTGCATAGGAGGAGGAGTCATAGGAGGCGCTGGTGTAAGCGGTGGCGGGTCTGGGGCGGACATGAAACACATGGGTTTATTCTTGGATTGATAATAGTGAGTTTTCGATTTGCTCTTCTAGTCTGTCCCTGAGGAAATTGACAACAGAACGCTGGCCACTATGATAGTCAAGTTCTCGCAGAGTCGCGGTGTTATCAAAGTCCCTCATAGGGAACCTTTCCTCCAAAGCCTTTAGAAGCTCTGGAGTGAGGGGGAAAAAGTTCTCTTGGGTCATAACTAGAAGAGTTATTTTTCACATATACCAAACCTAAACCTTGTATCGGTCGTCTTGGAGGGTTTCGCAGGAATCAGCGTCTACCAGTATATTAGCAGAGCAAATGACGTGAGCTAGGTGACTACGCCCGGATTCGGGGTCTAGGTCTTCCCCGTCCCTCCAAGCGTTGAGATGCCGAATAATGGCAGAAACGTAGGTAGTAGCGCATACCCCTGTTTCCCTCCAGTTGTAGGGTCCATACTTCTCAGCTCCCAGTTTATGAACCCAAGCTGCTTCCTCCATGGCCTTTGGCGGGATAAGGTGCATAGGGGCTTTCTTTGCTCCTGCTTCTCCTTTAGGGTCGTTTACTTCGAAGGTTCCCATAGCTTTATCTTTTTGGTCTTTGGGTCGTAGTCTTTGTGTTGGAGAATGTAGGCCAAACGAGCATTAAGAAGAGCGTCTTCCTCTGTCTGCCCCGCCTTTTCGTATGCTTCTACCACTGTTTCCCAGTTGTAACCTTTTTTGTCGAGCAGCTTTTTCGCTCCTATGATTCCAACTCCCTTGGCTCCAGAGTATCCATCTGCTTGGTCCCCGGCTAGAGACTGTATCAGATGGAAGTTATGAGCTTCTTCTTCGGTAGTCTTGACCGTCTCGTCTTTGAGTGGGTTATACCAAACTACAGGTAAAGTCCCGAAGTCTTTGTCGCCTGACACTGCGATGGTTTTGTCTGCATCTTTGGTGCATAGGATACCAATCCAGTCATCAGCTTCCATGTTCTCAGCTTTGATACCTCCATAGTTCTCCATCATCCAATCAATGAGCCACCTTAGACCCAGCGGCTTCCGTTTGTTTTTCCGAGAGGCTTTGTAATCAGGAAACAGCTCGTATCGGTAGTTTGTAGAGGGAGAGAACACCGGGAAAAGGTCATCAGAATCTAGCTTGTTGCTTAGGTTCTCAAAGAAGGTCTCTACCTCTCTCTTCATTTCTTTCTCTGAGCAGAGAAGAGTCCAGTGGTCATCATCCCACTTGGTTTCATACTCGCTGGAAAAGGCAGCTCTGTAAGCCACCATGTCTCCGTCAATAATTATGGTCTTCATTAGTGTGTCTCCTTCCAGTTGTTTCCTACTTTGTATTCCCCGTCTAAGGGGCAACCCATACCTAGTTCTTTACCAGCGTCTTTGATGCAGGTCACAAAGAGCTGACCTAGCTCATCAGCTTTATCCGGGGAGCATGAGAACTGAACCTCATCGTGAACATTAGCATGCATCTCGTAGCCCTCGGCTCTTTGACTAAATAGCACCAAAGACTTTTTCATTACAATGGCAGCGGCTGACTGACACAATAGGTTAAGAGCGCTGAAGGCTTTCCTAGCTGGAAGGATACGACCATCAAGACCTTTGAGGGTGCCGTGTGTTTTCACTCGGTGGTCAATAGCGTTCATCAAAGAGCGCAATGCTGGTATCTTGCGCAAGAACTGTGTTTTGAGCGCTTTGCCCTCTCTCTCTCCTCCTCCTACGATTCCTCCAATAGCTGCATCACCTGCGCCGTAAAGCCACATATAAACAAATTTTTTACTTTCATCTCTTGTCGATAATCCAGCTGCCTCTTGGTTGGCGGTGTGTATGTCACCTTCCACAATAGTCTTAGCGTATTCACCGTCATCCCAGTTAGACAAGTAGCTAGCTAATACACGAAGCTCGATGCCAGAAGCGTCAGCTCCTACCAATACTTTGCCTTCAGGAGCTTTAAACAACTCGCGACACTCAGCTCCGTAAGGCGCTCTGGTAGCAGGTATCTGTCCTAAGTTGGGTTTGGAGTGGGTGCAGCGTCCTGAGTAAGCTCCGTATGTATCTACATCGCCATGGATGCGCCCGTTCTGAGTCATACTCAACCAAGCATACCTACCCTCAGCTAGCGCTCCTAGTCTCTTTTGAATCAACAAATACTCTAGAAGAGCGTGAGATGCTGGAGTATCTATATCCTTTAAAACAACTTCATTGATTGCAGGGCGCTTACCTTCGAAGGCTTTTGGTTTCCATCCTTCCTCCATGAGTCTTTCCGCTATTTGGTCGCGTGACCCAGCATTGAAAGGGACCTCTACTTTCTTGTTACCAGTTTTGGTAGCTTTGGTAGCCAGCGTCTGCTTCAACCCGGCTTCCTTAAGTTTGGCTTTGAGGGCTACTTTGGTAGGAGCTGTGTAAGTCTCATCGCCTTCAGTTACAGCCCAACCAGCGGGGGCTTTGGTCTCAATTACTTTAGGGGGGAAAAGCTTATGCAGTTCTTCCTGTAGCTCCACTCGTCTGCTCATTAGCTTGGACGCTAGCTTCTCAGCCTTTTTGCTGTCGAAAGGAAACCCGGTTTCTACCTGTTTTCGTATCACGCTAGCGAACTCGTGTTCAAGCATGAGAACATCTTTGATGGGAGCTTTAGAGTTTAGGTGCTTGTAGAGAGCAAAGGTGACCCGCACGTCCTGCTCACAATAGTCCTGCATTTCTTGGCTCCACTTATTCCAGTCTTCGGTTTCTCCGTGTGAGTCTTTGTAGATACCAAGCCTCATGCCCCAAGCCTTAAGCGAATGGCTCCCGGCATACTTAAGCTCAACTGCTCTTGTTTTGTAGTCAGTGGTCTTGAGGTCCGGGTAGACGCACTTAGCCATTAGCTTGGTATCGACAACAAAAGGAGGGTTCAAGGAAAGAGAACCTTCCTTGTCCATCTTTAACATAGCTGGCCAGTCAAAACCAATAGAGTTATGTCCTATGATTACGTCAGCAGCTCCAATGACGTTGAGAGCTGTCTCAATGCCTCCCTTTATCTGAGAGTTGTAGGAGGTGATGTTCCCTGTTGCTGTGTCTAGAATGCTGATACAGTGTATCGTTTTTAGACCCTTTAGCGTAGACCAGCATTCAATAGCGTTGGTCTCTATGTCTATTACTATTTTCTTCATTTTTTGTGTTCTTTTCTGTGCTTGTTCCAGTTAGGCTCTGGGACTTCTTTTCCCCTAGAGTGCCAAAACTCCTTGTAAGCTTTTTCAAACTGAAGCAGAAAGCCTTTGGGTAACTCGTCATACTTGTTTAAGCGGTCGCTCACAACCTTCATAGGCTGGAGGTGCTTGTGTTCGTCTATGTGTTCATTCATTGTTGTTGTTCTGTTTCATTAAGTCGGTGACTTTAAGTAAGACACCTAATGATGTGTTTTTGTCGCCGCCTCGTTTTTGGCGGTCAGTCCCCTTCAAGGGGTCAATTAGTTCTTTGAGACTCTGTGTCTTGAGCAGGATGTAGATTTCATCCAGAACAAAACACCAGTAGTCCGCTTCTGATGTGGCAATACCAGACGGTTTTCCTCTGGATTCAAACTCGATAAATATGTTACCAGTAACTTTGAATTTAAGGTCTCTTTTGACTTCAATCGTTTTGTTTTGAAGGATGTCCGCGAGTGCTTGCTCAGCCATTTGGCCAACTTTAAGGTCATACCGAAAGTTACTGTTGAATTCCATTAAAACGGATTTGGTTGTTCTTGCGTGTCTTCTTCGTCAG